TCGGACTGAACCTGACCGTGCACGCCTGCTGCTCGCGCAGCTGCCCTGCCGCCGGGGAGATCGAAAAGGTAGCGGTCGCGCGACGGCAAGGGCCGAATGGGCCGGTGCGGCTGCTGAACGAGGGGCGCACCGCGGTCGACGGCGCTCGCGCCGTCGCGCACGCCATCGCGCAGCACGGCTAAAGCACGCCTGATGGCATCCGCCGGCCGGGTCGGCATCTTCCGCCGCCGACCCAAGCTGCCTCCCCCCCGGACGTTCACGGTATCGAGCCCCGGCCGGCGCAACGGCCCGTGGGCGCTCACGAGCTCCGCCGCGCGCGTCGACCCGTCCGACAAGCGGGAGGCGAAAGTCCAGCGGATGCTCCGCCAGGGCTGGCAGTCCGACGCCTGGTCCTACCGCGACGCGATCGGCGAGCTCCGTTACGCCGTCAACTTCCTCGCGAACTGCACCGCCCGGATGCGCCTCTACCCCGCCTGCTACCCGCTCACCGGGGAGGATGACGAGCCGCAGCCCTTGGACAAGGTCCCGGGCATTCCCGACGAGCTCGTGTCCATGAGCGCGCAGGCGATGAAAGCGCTCGGGAACGGGCGGATGGCGATCTCAGGGATGCTGCACGGCCTCTCCACCAACAAGTCGGTGGCCGGGGAGTCCTACCTGCTCGGCCGAACCGATCAGCAGACCGGCCAGGACATCTGGTCGGTCCGCAGCGTCGACGAGCTCGTCGTGTGGGACGAGACCTGGCGGCTGCGCGAGGTCCCGGACGACCGGGAGAACTCGATCATCCCGTGGATCGAGCTGGACCCGGCGCAGACGATCATCAGCCGCATCTGGACGCCTCACCCCCGCTTCCAGCTTTTGGCCGACTCGCCGTTGCGGGCGATGCTGGACGACTGCGAGGCCCTGCTGATCCTGCGGCGGATGATCCGCGCCGTCGGCCGCTCCCGGCTCGCGACCCGCGGCTTCCTGCTGATGCCCGACGAGGTGTCGCTCAAGGTCCCGGTCGACGACGACGAGGACCCCGAGGCGGACCCGTTCATGAGCGGGCTGACGCGGGCGATGATGGCACCGATCGTGAACGAGGGCACGGCGGACGGTGTCGTGCCGATCTTGATCAAAGGGCCGATGGAGGCGCTCGACAAAGTCCGGCTGCTGGAGATGGCCTCCACGTTCGACAAGGAAGCCTCGAGCACGCGTGCGGAGTTGGTCGGGATCATCGGCACCACGTTCGACCTGCCGAAGGAGATCGTCGAAGGGATCGCCGACCTGAACCACTGGTCGGCGTGGGCAGTCGACGACAACACGTTCCGCCATCACGTCGAGCCGCATGTGATCGGCTGCTGCGACGATCTCTCATCCGCGTACTTCCGGCCGTGGTTGGCCGCCGCGGGCGTGGATCCGATGTGGGTTGACCGGATGGTGCTCTGGTATGACCCGACGGAGCTCGTCACACACCCGGACCGGACAGCCGACGCGGAGAAAGCGTACGCGGCGATGGCGATCTCAGGGAAGGCGTACCGCCGGGACGCGGGATTCAGCGAGGAGGACGCGCCGACCACGGAGGAGCTCGAGGCGCGCCGCCTGTGGGACATTCGCGCGCTGCCGTTGAACCTGCTGATGGAGTACGCCCGCCGCGCCGACCCGACGCTCGTCGTCCCGCCGATCACCGTGTCCGGGACCGTGCCGGGGATCAAGGTCGGCGGCGTTGATGTGGGCGCCCCGCCGATCGCGCCGGGAGGGCCTCTGCCGCCCGCCGCAACGCCTCCCACGACGGACGGCACAGAGAACCCGCCTGCTGCACCGAAGCCTACCCCCCCGACCGTCGGACCGCCCCCCGCGGAGGAGCCGATGCCAGGACCACCGCCGATCACCGCCGCCGGGACGCAGTCTCACAATGCGCGGCTGTCGCGGAAGCTCGCCGCGATCGACAGCGACCTCAGAGCGCGCCTGCAGACCGCCGCGAACGCCGCGATGCTCCGCCAGCTCGAACGCGCCGGCGCCCGACTGCGGCCGAAGGTCGCGAAGGACGAGACCCTTCGTACAAGGATCGCGCACCGCGCGAACGAACGCGTCCCAGCGCTGCTCGGCCCCGACGTGATCGCCGCCGCAGGCCTGTCCGCAGGGGAGCTGATCGGCAACGACTGGGCCGGACTGCGCGGCCAGTTCATGGAATGGACCGAAGCGGCGCAACGGCAGGCGATCTCGACAGCGCTGCGGATCGGGTCGCTCGAGGCCGACAGTCAGGCCGCCAGGGATGCGGAGGCGGCGATGGCGCAAGGACGGGACGCCGCGTGGGACCTGCTCTCGGGCGCCCTGACCGACCTCGGCCATCATCTGCTCTACAACCCGGATCCGAACGTCGGCCCAGGGGACTGGGCGGACCTGAACCCGGATACGCTCGTGCCAGCCGGGACGATCCGCGCCGCGCTCGCGGTCGCCGGCGGCTCGAGCCAGACAGCGTTCTCCGCCGACGACGCTGGCGGGATCGCCCTACTTCAGCCGGTCGGGCAGGTCGGGACAGGCGCCACGATCAGCGACCTGATCGGCGGCGCTGGTGGCCAGGTGGAAGGCTACGAGTGGGTGCACGCCTCCACCGTCATCCATCCGTTCGAGCCTCATGAGGCGCTCGATGGCGTGCAGTTCGAGAACTTCGACGACGAGCAGCTCGCGAACCCCGGCGACTGGCCGCCCGTCCAATATCTGATGCCCGGTGACCACGACGGCTGCACCTGTGACGCCATGCCGATCTACATGACCCCCGAGGAGTGAACCGATGAAGCTCTCGCCCGCCCGCTCGCGCACCGAGCTGATCGCCTCCTACGCCTACGAGCCGCCCTACTGGCATCTGATCTCGCAAGCGGACCGGGACAAAGCCGCGTCGAGCGGCGCCGCGATGGCTGACGGCTCGTATCCGATCCTGTCGTGCTCGGGCGACAACTCGGTCGACACGGCGATTCATGCGGTCGGCCGCGGCAGCGGGGGGCATGACGCGATCCGCAAGCACATCATCACCCGCGCCGACTCGCTCGGCTGCTCAGGGAAGATCCCGGACAACTGGAACTCGGACGGATCGTTGAAGGGCTCGAGCAGCGCCGCCCGCTCCGTGGCGCTCGCAGCCCCGCCACAGCCGCCGCCTGCGGCCAAGGCCCCGCCCGCGAACGGGGCAAGCCCGGAGGAGGCCGACAGCGCAGTCACAGAGGCGATCGCAGCGATCAAGGCTGCCGTCGACAAGGCCGTCGCAGCGCAGAAGGCCGACCCGGACACGACCGACCCGAAAGACGAGAAGGTCGCCGCCGGGCTCGACGCGATCTCGCAGGCGCTCGACAGCCTGACCGAGGACCAGGAAGCGGACGTGGCCGGCGAGCCGGACGCGAAGCCCGCGCCCGCGAAGACTTCGCCCGCCGCGCCGCCTGCGAAGCCCGCGCCCCCGGCCGTGACCGCGGCTACACCCCCACCGCCGCCTCCACCGGCGTCGAAGGCCGCGCCCGCTGCGCCGAAGACAAACCCCGTGGATGCGAACGGCGATGTGGACCCGACGGCGAAGTGCGCGAACCCCGACTGCCAGCACTTGGCGAGCGCTCACAACGACATGCCGGACGGCGGGAATTCCGGCGCGTGCTCGATGGCGTCGTGCGCGTGCCAGTCGTTCGCGCCCTCCTCGCAGCCCAATAACGGTGGCGGGGACGACCAGGGGCCGCAGGGCGCGCAGCCCGGGCCGAACAGCGAGGAGCTTGCGCACGCCCCCGCGAACACCGTCCCGGACGCGCCCCCACCACCCGGTGCGCCCGCGACTGAAGGGTCGAACCTCAACGCGCCGCCGGAGATCCCGGGCGGGCAGAACATGGGCCCGGCGTTCACGATCCCCGTTCTCATCATCGAAGGGCAGCCCACCGGGGACGGCCGGAAGATCGCCCCCGGCGCCTTGACGTGGCGCACGCCGCCCTTGCCGCTGATGGGCCTCGCCACGGAGCCGCATGACCCGGCGGGCTTCAGCCCGAACGACCCGGCCGTCATCTGCGGGCGGATCGACAGCCTGGAGCGCGCGCCCGGCGAAGGGGACACGCAGGTGATCGTCGCGAAGGGCTACTACCTCGCGAACGACGACGGCCAGTACTTCAGCGACCTGAACGAGCAGATGGGCCGCCTCGGGGTCAGCGGCGACATCGCCGTCAAAGCGTCCGAGATCGAGGTCGGGGAGATTGACGACGACGGCTGGCCCTCGGACATGTCAGAGACGCTCACGGCCGGATGCATCATGGGCGCGACCGTCTGCCCGATGCCCGCGTTCGAGGGCGCGTACATCGTCCTCGGCGACGGGACGATGGACACGCCAGCGACGCCGATCCCCGCGAAGAACCCGCATGAGCCCGTCGCGACCACTGCCGCAGGAATCCACTGGATGACCTACGCCGAGTGCGAGCCGTGCCAGCAAGGCCTCGAGCTG